CCAGCCCGTTCCGTGACGGCTGGCCCATCGAGGCTGTGGCCGAGCATTTGGAGGCGATCTGTGACGGCGAAATCCGACGCCTGATCGTGAACATCCCACCACGCATGGGAAAGAGCACCATCTGCTCCGTGGCGTTCCCGGCGTGGGTCTGGGCGCAGCGGTTTAAGAGTCCGACATCTGGGCCCGGCGTCCAGTTCCTGACCGCCTCGTATGCCAGCCAATTATCCGTGCGCGACAGTGTGAAATGCCGACGCCTGATCGACAGTCCTTGGTATCAGGAGCTGTGGGGTGACAGGTTCAAGCTGGCATCAGACCAAAACGTCAAAAGTCGCTTCGACAATGACCACGGCGGCAGTCGCCTCAGCACTTCGGTATGGTCGGCCCTGACTGGGGAGGGTATGAACGTTGGCATCATCGACGACCCTAACGGGGCTCAGGACGCTACCAGCGAAGCGGTAATCGAAAGCACCATCGAGTGGTTCGACAATGCCATGTCCACCCGGCTCAACGACCTTAAGACTGGCGCGTTCGTAATTATCCAGCAGCGTCTGGCCGAGAATGACCTGACCGGACATATCCTTGAAAAGCAGGTGGGAGACTGGACGCATTTGTGCCTGCCCATGAAGTTCGAGCGGGACCGCAGCTTTACCACGGTGATTGGCTGGGAAGACCCCCGCAAGGAAGAAGGCGAGCTGCTCTGGCCCGACAGGTTTGGGGAGACCGAAGTTAGGACGCTAGAGAAGACGCTTGGCCCGTGGGCGGCGGCTGGTCAGCTCCAGCAGCGGCCTGAGCCCAAAGGCGGCGGTGTTATCAAGCGGGACTGGTGGCAGCTCTGGCCTAGCGATAACTATCCCCCGGTGGAATATATCATTGCCTCTCTGGACTCGGCTTACACGACCAAGACCGAAAACGACTATTCCGCCCTGACGGTCTGGGGTATCTTTTCGGGGTCCAATACTGTCGCGGCCACCAAGTACGTCAACCGGGAAAGCGGCCTCATAGACCAGAGCGAGCAGACGGTCCTGTTTGATAAGGCCCTAGAGCAGCGGTTCCAGATCAAGGTTGGCGGGGACGAAAACACCATCCCCAAGGTCATGTGCATGATGGCGTGGGCCGAGCGGCTGGAACTGCACGACCTGATCAAGAAAGTGTCCGAGACCTGCAAGACCTACAAGGTGGACAAGCTGCTCATTGAGAACAAAGGGTCCGGTATTAGCGTGGCTCAGGAGGTCCGCAGGCTTTATAGCCATGAGAGTTTTGCGGTGCAGCTTGTTGATCCCAAGGGGCAAGACAAACTGGCCCGCTTGCATTCGGTTTCCCATTTGTTTGCCGAGGGCATGATCTACGCCCCCGACCGAGACTGGGCGGACAAACTAATCACGCAGGTCAGTCAGTTCCCGCGCGGTAAGCACGATGACCTTGTCGATACGGTCTCGATGGCGATCAGGCATCTGCGTGATGCAGGGTTATTGGTTCGTTCGCCTGAGTGGGCGGCGGAAGTAAAGTCCGCGATGACGCACACGGGCAATGACTTGCAGCCGTTATACTAGTGAGCAAGCAGCATTAGTGATATGTTCGGTTACTCGCATTTAAAGGTAACCCATGCCGCTCACGCCGGGCTTGAGCCCTTCTATACGCCAGCCAGCACCAGAAATTGGTGATGATGAACCTGTAGCTGTTGAGATCATCGAGGGTGGTCCCGACAAGCCCAAGGAAAATGACGACGGCAAGATTCTTGAGATTGAGCATGATGATGGCTCTATCACCATCAGCCTTGATGGCAAGTCTCTCGGTGAAGATGAGGAGCGCGGGCCCGCAGATTGGTTCGACAACCTTGTCGAAGACATCGAAGAGGCTGAGCTTGACCGCATTTCCGGCGATCTCACGCGCGGCATCGGGGATGATCTGGAAAGCCGCAAGGACTGGATCGAGGACCGCACCAACGGCCTGAAGCTCATGGGCCTGAAGGTTGAGGTTCCCGGTCTGGGTTCCTCCTCTGACGGTGCACCGGTCGAGGGTATGAGCCGCGTCCGGCATCCGCTTTTGCTTGAAGCGGTGCTGCGGTTCCAAGCCAACGCCCGTGCTGAAATGCTACCGGTCGATGGTCCGGTCAAGATCAGGAACGACGACAACAACGCATCCCTGCAGGAAGACCAGCTCGCCAATGCTTTGGAGCGCGACCTGAACCATTTCCTGACGGTCACGGCGAGCGAATACTACCCCGACACGGACAGGATGCTGTTAATGTTGGGCTTCGGCGGCACGGCGTTTAAGAAGGTTTACTTCTGCCCGCTACGCAATCGCCCGGTCTCTGAGACCATCGACGCCGACGACTTGATCGTGAACAGCTCGGCCACTGACCTGAAGAACGCCAAGCGCATCACGCACCGTTCTATGCTTCGCCCGTCCACGGTGAAGCGGCTGCAGATACTGGGTGTTTACCGGGATGTGGACCTTTCCACGCCCAATATGCCCAGTCTTGATAGCTTGCAGCGGGAAGAGAAGTCCCAACAGGGCATCCAGCCGGAGAGCAGCAACCCCGAGGACCGGGACCGGGAAATCTACGAGGTTTACTGCGAGCTGGACATCAAGGGCTACGAGCACAAGCTGCGTGGCAAGGAAACCGGTCTCGAAATCCCGTACCGTGTGACCATCGACGTCAGCTCCAAGAAGATTTTGTCCGTTGTCCGCAATTACGACGAGGACGATCAGGAGCTGCCCGAAGCCAAGAGTAACTTCGTCAAGTACACTTACATCCCCGGCCTAGGGTTCTATGACATCGGCCTGCTTCACATTTTGGGGAACACCACCAATGCCGTTACCGCTGCATGGCGCGAATTGCTGGACGCTGGCATGTACGCCAACTTCCCGGGCTTTCTCATGGCGGACACGGGGGCGCGACAAAACACGAATATTTTCCGGGTACCGCCGGGAGGTGGTGCGCTTGTTAAGACGGGCGGGCTTCCGATAAGTCAGGCCATCATGGCTTTGCCCTATAAGGGCCCGGATCAGGCCCTTATGGCGCTGGTGGAAAACATCAGCCAGACCGGCATGAGAGTTGGCGGAACATCTGAGCAACCCGTGGCCGAGGGTCGGGCGGACGCCCCGGTGGGGACCACTCTGGCTATGATCGAGCAGCAGCAGAAGATTTTGAACTCGGTCCACAAGCGCATGCACTCGGCGCAGGCCGAGGAGTTTCGGCTTCTGGTGCAGTGCTTCCGGGATCACCCGGACAGCTTCTGGCAGCGGAACAAGAAGCCCGCAAGGCAGTGGGACGAGCAGACCTTCCTGCAGGCTATTCATAACTACGAGATCACGCCGCAGGCCGACCCCAATACGGCTTCGCACCTGCAGCGCATCATGAAGGTCATGGCCCTGAAGCAGCTTCAGGCGAGCAATCCGACCATGTACGATCCTGTTGCCATTGACACGGCGGCCTTGCAGGCAATTGGCTGGGGCAACCCGCAGCAGTTTCTTGCGCCGCCGCAGGCTAATGCCAGCCCGCCGCCTGAACTTCTCAAGATGCAGTCGGACACCCAGAACCAGACCAAGATCGCGGACGCTAGGGTTATGGAGGCCCAGACGCGGGCCAAGACTGCCGATGCCAAGGCGCAGACCGACGCACAAAGATACCAGACACAGGCGGCTTATGATGGTGAGCGTCTGAAGCTGGACAACGCCAAGACGCAGGCTGGCATTCTAAAGGATCACGGCGATCTTCAGAGTCACGAGGAAGAGCGCAAGTTCCGCGAGCGTCTGGACCTGATTGATCTGGCTCAGAACCTTGCGGTTCACCCTTTGAGCGCACCTGTTGTTGCCCCGCTGATCAGGCCGGTGGCTGATGACTTGGGCATGACGGCCCCGCAGAGGGCTGGGCTTGTCCCGCCTAGGGGCCGCTAATGTCTAGGGATGTCCGTAAAGCTTTGATGATTGCCAAGGGGCCGGTATCCAGTGGGTATCTGCCTCCGGGTGATCCGCAGCGGACGGCTAACCTTGCGCGGTTTATGAAGGGTAATCACCCGGACGTTCCGCATGTGGTCTATCATCATACCCCAAGCGATATTTCTAATTTTATTGCCGGGGGGCCGAAATTAGTCGGGCCTCATTCCGACAAGAATATAGATTTTGATCATAGTGGCCGTGCC